TGGCAAAATCTGGTCCCTAAAGTGAACCATGGTAAAACCTAAAAAGGTCAACCTATTAAGTGGGATTTCATAACCCCCAGTAAAAAATTTCAATTTCATACCATGCATCCGCATTAAACGATCAGATATCAATGGTTGATCTAAGATCAATGAAAAAGATTTTGCTAGAGCAGACATATTGTCATCTCCAAACAAGGCGACCATCTGGTCTACTATCTTACTAAAAGACGGGAGTCTTCCTTTTTTAAGCTTATAAACATAGCATAATATATCTGCTATGATCTCCATCCCCGCCTCTATATTATTAGTGGTAGTCATTCCGGATCCGGAATTATTACCTGTTACTCTCCAAACAACATCTCCATTTGATAGTACTACCATAGAAAGTTTCAACCCTTTCGTTATCCACGCTGAAAATTGATGCAGCTCTTTTGGATTGGCTTTACAAAAACATCGATGTCTTCGATCGGCAACTTTATGTAATGAAACTACTCGATCATATCCTTCAGCATCCCAGCTAACTCGTACTGGGTACTTAAATGAACCATTTTCTTTTCGCTGATTCATAGCTTCATAAAGAGACTTAGTTCCTCCACCAAATGGTGAGAAACCATACTTTGACCACCAATGTTTCTTTAAATTAGCATTTCCTTGCCCGAAACATTTGGTTTGCCAAAATAATACATGAAAACCAGGGACACAAAATGTCCGCGATTTTTTCATCCAATCATCCATGGATGCATACTCTTCTTTAGGCACTGAAGCGTATATAATTTGAAGTGTCTGTAATGACAAGATATCATCTTTTACTGCGATCCAATGATCACTGACTGCATATTCTTGTCGGGTTTTAAACCCCATATATTTCATCGGGACAGACGGCCCCTTCTTCATATCTATGTGATCATAGACTTCTTCATCGGTCCAAGCCTTATGTGTGAGAACAGGCTCTAGAACTTGATCAACTATTGCAGTTGCATAATTTTTTATTTCATCAGTGTGAAGATCTACCTTACGGTCCATCTTCATTTCAGCAATTTCTATTGTAGACAATGATGGGACATTATAAAAATATTTTCCTGAAACTTCAGTATCCCATTTAGCCCACATCTCATAGTCGAGTTCCTTCATATAACTCACTTTCATAAATTTAGAGGGTTCTTTTGTTCGAACCTTCGGACACAAATGAGATGCCAAGCGACCAACCGGTATCATTCCGG